CCCAAAGGTTTGCTTTATTTTTTTCTATAACCTCTCTTAAAGTTTCTGCTTCCATTTCTACAATTATCTCGCCCGTATATCTATTTTTTATTTGAAATTTTGTTTTTGCCATTTTTTCTTTTTTCATAATTATTTTATTGGATGCGGTTCGTTTAAATTTCTTCATAATTCCTTTTTTATTTCTTCTTCTTAACAAACACGAACTTAATATCTTCATCCCGCCAAATCTTTATTTCAAAATTGACAGTATCAAAAATCTTATCGCTGTTAGTATTCAGGGGAAGAACAACCTCGTATTTCTCTGTTTTAAAAATGTTGTCGCTGTTTTCTGGTTTTTTGTTTTCCATAGATTTAGGCATATTTGGGTTTCCCCCGAAATTTCTGATTTTTGATTTTATATTTTTCTAAAAAGCACACAGGGCATCCGTTGGGAGTATCTTTTAAGTTTCGCCAAACCTTACATTTAGGACATTTTACATAGTTTTTATCATTTTTCCTCATCCCCGAATACTTCTTTAAACTCTTTTTTATCTTTGGGTTTTAATCCTTTAAGAAACTCGTTCTCTTTTTCGTAGCGGCTCAAATCATCAACTTTTTTAACTTTTGCCTGTAATTTTCTTAATGCTCTACCCAGATATTCTATATTTGTAAGCCGATATAAAAACATTTCTTTTGTAATACCGAAAGTTAAACCGTCAAATCTTTTAAAGTATTCCCACCAAAGTTCTCTTTTGTTTTCTACTTTTCTTAATCTGGGCTGTTCCTCTAATAAGAGTTTAAGGTTCTCCTCTATTTCTGATAGTTTTTTGTTAATCTCCATTTTGTTTATCGCAAAATATCTTAAAAAATGCTTTTTGCTTTTTGGCTAATTTATTTATTCCCTCGGCTATGTTCATTATGTTTTGATTGATTACTTTTAAGTCAGATAAGATTTCTACCCCCTGGTCGTGTTCGCGTAAGGGTTTTTCCCTTGTTCCTTTCTTTTGTTCCCGCCAGATAAAATCACATTCGGGATACCGACTACAACCATAAAAAGCATAGGGCTTCCCTGTTTTTCGGCTTATCCCTTTTTTTTCTCGGACAGGGGCTTGGCAAAATGGGCAAATTGTAGGAGGGTTTTCAGTCATAATTTTTATATTTCTATAATCGGTAAATCTGCGATACCTTGAGCTTCTTTAATCTCTTCGTTTTCTTTGTCTATTTCTGCCCCCAATTCAGCGTTTATTTCTTCGGTCTTGCTTTGGGTCGCCTCTCTTTTTTCTCGGGGGGTTAGTTCTTTAATGGGTGAATGTTCAAGTTTGTAGTTATTGATAAATTTCATCGTTTCATCTTCACAAAAGTTTATTAGTTTTTCCGAAATCTCAACCATTTCTAAATCATTAGTTTCCATTTTAGCCGAAGTGAATACATCTAAAGTTTCGTAATTCCCGAGGTTCAATTTTCTGCTGAAGCTCCTCGCCACCTCAACTATTCTTTGTTCGTTTTTTTTCTTCATATTTATACACAACGACCGCAAAGCCCGTCTTCATCGCCCAAAACTGGTTCTCCGCACTTTGGACAATAAGATTTATATTCGTCTTCCAATTTCCCCTCTAATTCCACTGTCTTTCTTTGGGCTTCTTTTATTTCATCATCTCTTTTTTTATAGCCCGCATCATACGCATCTTTCATTATTTTCTGAATTACAAGTCGCTGGGTATCTATTTGTTTGAATAATTCTGACATAGGTTTTATTTCTTTTTTTTACGACCTTTAATTTTATTTTTTAACCGCCACGAAGCCTCCCTGATAGTGTCAATATCTTTTCTCATATCTTCTATTCTTTTTATTGCCCGTCTTCCTTTGGCGTAATCTTTTTCTGGCTGTTTAATAAATCTCATAATTGTTTGTCTATAATAATCTTATATTATTCCAAAGTATCTGTCAATAGCCCGATTTTACGAACAAAAGTGGATAACTTTTTATTCACTTTAAATTTTAAATTAACTTTTTATGCGACCTTTCCACTTTACCGAATAGTTTTGACGACTTCAAGATTTACCTATTTTTATTTCTCAGATAATTATATTTCCTAAAACTTTCTTTTGTATAAATTGCCACTTGCCATATCTTCTGATTTCCGTTCCATTGTTTTATTAACCAAAAACCATTAATTTCTTTCTCAGAATATCCTGAATTTTTATCAAAGAAAGTTAAAAGAAATTCTTGCCTTATTCGGTTTCTTTCTTTTTTTGATTTCTCTAACATAACAATGCCGTTCTCTTTCTGCCCTAAACGACCTCTTCTATCTTTTAGATAGAAAGAAAGAAAACTATTTTCACATATTTTCGGCAATGCTGGATTTCTTTCTGCCCTTTTGCTCGTGAAGAACTTTTACTCTGCCCATTTAGTTCAACGCCCCAGCAGGCAACTTCATCAGAGATTTCTTCACGCTCCCCACACTTCCCGAAGGAAATGATAACGATAGATGAGTAAGATGAAAGAGGGACAATGGCACTTCTCCAAAAGAAGTTGCGATGGTATTCAATTCATCTTTTAACTCATAGAGGTTGTTAGGTCGTAAACAGAGCCTCAAATGGGATATGCTTAGGATATGTGTTGTAAAACGAAACCCCGCCGTGTTCGGTTAAGAATTAGGCGGGGCGATTATGTTTAGCCATGGTTAGACCAAAACCGAACACTATTGCTTCATTAAATAATTCTATCAAACCATAAACCCTTGTCAAGTCCCTTTGTGAATAACCTGTGGAAAACAAAAACCCTGCCAACCCTTCCTTGCCTCATTGTTTTTTTGGGCTTAAATAAAAAAGTTATTCAGAGAGAGTATTCAAACCCTAAACTCTGCTAAAGCAAAGCCCAAAACAAACGGTAGGATAGCGTTCGCAGGGTTAATTGTTATTCAGTTCCTTCTGGCGTTTCCTTAACAGGTGTTTCTTCAACAGGTGTTTCTTCGGGGGTTTCCTCAACAGGAGCATCTTCAACTGGTGTTTCAGTTTCTTGTAATTTAAAGTTAATCATAGTTTTATGTTAGGTTATTTTTTCTTTTTGCCTTTTTTCTTTTTTTTCTTTTTTGTTTTACCCATTTTTTTACGAGATAAATAAACTTCTAAAAGACAAATTTCGCAGTAGGAAGACCCGACCTTTCTTATTCGTCTCCCACATTTTATACAGAATTTAGGTTTCCTCATTTATTTCTTTTAACCGCTTCCGAATTATTTGTTCGCTAATCCCATATCTTTTGGCTAATCCCTTTATCGTAAAAAGACTTCTCAACCTTTTAAGATTATGGGGCTGAAGAAATGCTATTTGTAATTGGTTTAATTGTTTTGGTTTAGACATAAATACTTATCATCAACCCCAAAAACATAGCAAATGCCAGAATGTCTGCGATTGAAAGAACAATAAGTCCGATGTCTAATAATTTTGATAGTTTTTCCAGCATTGTTTTGAAGTTGTCCAATGGTAAATAAACCCGTCGTTAATCATTTTTTCCGCCAAGAAAATCTGGTCAGCAGGGTCATAAATATCCAAATCTAAATCATACCTTCGGCTAAAAGTATAAAAGGTTTGTTTTTTGAATTGTAAAATACCAATTTCATTTTCCTTTCCGATTGCTTGATTATTCCAACCGCTTTCTTTTTCTATTAAGCATAAAATCAGGGTATTGTTTCCCATAAGGTCTATTATATCGTTTTTGCTATAAAAACTCGCCAGCGTTGAAGTTTTAAGGAGAAAGTTGGGGTTAGAAACAGCGATTAGAGAATTTCCTGAAATCAATAAAAGTTCGTTCCCTGTGGGAAATGTGGGGGTTTGAGCCCAGGAAGGCGATAGAAGGTAGACAAGGATACAAAGAACTCCTATCCCTAACCTGAACGAACCCTTGAGAAATTTAACATTTTATTTTAATGCCCGCCTAATTCCGAACGCAGCCAAACCTATCCAAATAGTATTCAAAGCAATTTCGGGGGCAATCCACTCAAAAATCCAGCCAATAATTCCCCACAAAATAGCAATTAAGGCAAGGGTATAAGTTAAATATCCTTTAAAAAAATTCATATTATTCTCTTTTATTTTAATTTCTTCGACCTTTGCCTCTGGAAACTTTGCTGGAGTTTCAAGAGGTTCTGGTTGTATTTCTTCAATAGGTTTTGGTATTTCTTCTTCTTTTTTATGACAATTACAGGCAGGACAAGCCACACAACAAGGGAATTGCCTTAATCCTTGATTATATTCCCAACAAGTTGAGTGTATTACTGATGTTTTTGCCAATTTCAATCTTAACCGTTTTTCTCTTCTCATTTTCTTTTTTAATTTGCGTCTTTGTTTTTTGGTCAATGACATATCTTATTCAATAAGTTTAACTTTACACCATAAATAACCCGAAACCTTTTCTCCTACTTTAAGTATTTCAAGTTTGGTGCTGGGTGTCAAGGTTAATAAAATAGTCCCCATTGGTTCGGTTCGCAGTCGTAATGCGGTTGTGGGTTTAACTAATTGTCCTTTCTCTATACCGAGATTTCGTAAAAACTCCGAAGCCACCCAACCTTCCTGTCCTTCTTGAGTTGGCTTATCCGTAAAAACAACCCAACTTTCAAAAGGTAAATATGTTTTTGGCACATAAAAGTTCCCATTCTCGCCCCATATTCCCCAAGAGTTTTGACCTTTAAGGTAATTTTCCAAATACGCTTTCAGTAAAGTTGCGTGTCCCCAAGTCGTTTCACCTGCTCTGGCTGGTCGTGGATAAGCAGTTTGCCAACCAGCGTTAGAACCTATAAATCCGCTTATTATCGCCCCATAGACAAATGCGGATTTTTTAAGTCCCTCAAAACTCTGGTCATCCACCAAAGCATAAGAACCGATTTTGTATTTTTCGGCATCTTCTTCTTTTCCATTTAAGGGTTTAGCCCCGAACTTTTGAAGAACTTTAAGACCCGCCCTAAAATAAGTCCCTGCTATATTCGGTATCCCATCAATTTCCTTACATTTTTTGTAAATCCACTCGCCATCAAAAACTATGCTATTTCGTTCTTTGGCTTCTAAATACTGCTTCAAGGCGGCACAAGCATATCCGACACAATAGGGATTGCCGCCTTGATTAAGAATAGTTAAATCAAATGGTTCTGGGCAGTCTTTCGGAGATCTCGCTATCTGTGGTTGGACGGAAGACAATAAAACATCTCTGTTGTCAACTGGACTTGGAACTAAACCTGTGCTGAATTGTGTTTGTTTTTTGAACATATTATTTTATCTTAATTTTTATTTCTAAAATGTCTTTTTTAACTTCTCGTATATCTTCTTTTATTTCAACCATTTCTTTATTTATGCTTACTATGTGATTATCTAATTTTTGGTTAATTTGATTTAATGCTCCGTCCCCGTTTCTTGTTTTTAAGTAAACGAAAACTTCTTTTATTAAGAAGATACAGATTATTGCGATTGCTCCGAGTTGGGTCAAATTCTCTGGTGAATCAAACATAATTGCTTCCCTTTTTTAGATTAGATATTTTTTCTAATGGTTGAAGATTGTTTAAATCCCAACACTCTTGAAATTCGGGGTCTTCTGGTGATATATATTTAAATAAACTTTTCGGTTTGATATGGTCTATGTGCCAATAACTTCCATAATTTGAATAGTGTTTAAGTTTATATTGTTTTTCCTTTTCAGGATTTTTCTTTCGCCAATTTCTCATCCATTCATTTTTATCTAAAGTAATCCCACCTTTCCAATTCGGACTATTTTCTCCTTTACGATTTCGCTGTGTGTAATTTATGTTTTCCATATTAAAATGTGGAGAGCCGAGCGAGAGTCATCTTCTCGGCTCTCCCTTCAGGAGGGTAGGGGGGAAGCATCACTCTTCTCCGCTTCCGCGAACTGCCTTGATAGGAACTGGGTCGTTCGTCAGGAACTTATGAAGAACCTCTCCCCACTCTACCATCAACTTCTTATTACAGGTATCACAGTAGAAGTGAAGGGTGATTCTTTTGTTTTTGTTGTGCCTTTTGACAAAGCGGAATTGAAGTCGGTGATTGAAACATATCTCGCACTGTATCCCTATTTCTCTTTCCATATTTACCTCCTTTGAAATGTGCTCTAATTTATGCTATTTTTCTATATCTTATAACGGAGCTACAAATAGGTAAGTCGGCATCCAAAGTTCTGTCCCGTTGACATTTACTTTTACCATTTTTTGATATAGCCACCCGCCTGTTTGAGGGTCAACTCTTTCGGGTCCGACCACTCCACCGCTTCCTACTGTGGTGTTGATATTAACTGTGGCATCAGTTCCCTCTGTTCCAACATATTCTACAAATGGTTGGTCTTGGTCGTCTTGCTTAATGTAAACCACTGAACCCGTTGAAGTAAGATTCTCCTGTAAGAAATATCCGACTGGCTTGTTGAAATCGGTTACATTACTTTTTACAGAAAATCTGGCTAAAGAGGGGTCGCCTACATCTTGACTAATCGCCACCGACTGATACTGCCCCGAAACAGTCATTACCTGTTTGGCACTACCAGCATTGAAGGGGTAAAAAACAAGGTCTCCTGTATTGTCAGCATTTTCCCTTCTTCCCCGAATGGCTGCGACAGTGCTGTCTGTAATCCCTGAATCGGTAAGGTTAAAAGCAATCCCGACCCCGAATGTCGCTCCCATATCTCCCGTAGTTTTTCTTGTCATAACCCAAGCATTATAACTTCCTGTGGTTGAGGTTGTGTTGACCGTATATTTATGAAAGTCATCTACTCCTATCGTTTCCATCTGTATATTTTCGCCTGCGTTGACTATAAACCTATCCTCGGCAGTAATGGTTAGGTCTTGGATATCCGCATTATAAGAAACTGTTGCTTCTGCTGAACCAAGGCTATCGCCCATCTGAATTTGAGAAATTCCAGCTGCTCCTGACTGCATATGCAGAACAACATTGTCAGTAGCAAAGGCGTCATTCTTTAAGATTAACTTTGTTCCTGTTGAAACTGTCAATGGAGCACCACCGATTTGCAAATAATTACCTGTGTCATCCCAAAAGAAATTAGCGTTATCCTGCTGAATTACCCCATCAGTAGAAGCAAATAACACTGAACCAGCCGTAGCGTCTGTATCCGAAGACCCCATTGAAATATCCAAAGAAACCGCCCCTGCGGCTACTGCGAAATCATTGGCGTTAAAACTGGCAATTCCTTTGTTGGTGGCGGTGGCGTCCTCGCCTGCGATTGTTAAGGTGTTGGCAACATCATCATAAACCAAATCAATTCCCTCGCCTTCTACCAGTAAAGCAGTCACTCGGTCATCTACCCTCTCATCGGTAAAGTAGAGATTATTTCCTTCGGCTAAATCGGTGGTGGTTTTACCGCCAAAAGCAGTATCAAATCTGGTTTGCGTCCAGTAGAGGTTGGTGCCTTCGGGCACAACGCTTGTGTTTAAGGTTTGCCAAGTTTTATCTCCTCGCCAGTATTGGGCGGTTGTGCCTGCGGTGATTGTCGGTTCAAATCCTGTATGACCTGCTGAAGCATAGTCTAAACCCAATAAGGCAGAGTGGGTATGGGTGTGTCCTATATCGGATTTTCCATCTAAAGCCGCTTGTAAGTCGGTCTGGTCAGAAAGGGTGCCTGTGATTTGACCCCAGATGGCGGCAACATCAGCAGACTTACTCGTCCTCGCCAATAAAGCCTGAACAGTTATTGGAAATTTATGTTTGTGTAGCTCATCGGCATAATCTCCTGAAACTAATTGTTCTAACTGTCCCATTAACTCACTCTCGTTATGGCTTTCTAAAATATGCTTTTCTAAATGATGCTGGTCAGAACTAACATCTATCAGTTTGTCGTGGCTTATAGGTCGTAAGGGCTTATTCAATTCACTCTGAATCTTCCAAATATCTCTTTTAATTTCTTTTAATTGAGTATCATCTATTTCTTTTATTGTTTCTTTGATTATTTGCGGTTTTTCTTTTATAACTTCTTTAACTGTTTTATGGATAATTTGCGGTGCGGGAATTTCTGGCTTAAATTGAGAAAGAACATCTGAAGCAATTTGTTTAATAATTTCTGTTGTCGGTATTTCTGGAATATCTTTTAATTCTTTAAAACTAACAGGTCTCTTTTCTTCAAAAGAAGATTTTAATTCCTCGTATTGCTCCAAAGTTAATCCCATTCTTTCTAAAATCGTCCCTTTCAATCTCAAAAGAAATTCAGCAAATTCATCTGAACTAATATCAGTTCCTTCTTTTTCTGCTTCTTCTTCAGCTTTTTTCAGAAAAAGATTAAGGAATTTTTGTAATTTATTGAAAGATTTTTTATCCATCTTGACAATATGTTGTAATTTATGGTATTAGTAAAGACATGAAAGATATTCCTTTTTGGTTAAAATTAATTATTACTTTCTTTTTCTGGATAGGAATTTATTTTATACTAACTAAATTTTTTGACATTATTCCAGGAACTCCATCTCGTTGGGAAATGTATCCTTAATATCTCTCCTGTTGCCTCATCCATCTTCCAGTTGGTTGTTTAGATTTTTGGATATTATCTTTTAACCATCTATCGCTTGGTGTGTATATTTTTCCACCAAGCTCTTTTATTTTCTTTTGATATTCTTTTTCTTTTTTTAAAAATTCATCGTGATTGATAATTTTTCTTTTTTCTAAACGATAAAGATTTCTAATTCTACTTTGTATATTTCTAATTTTTCTATCGGTTTCGCTTTCTTTTCTTTGTTTAGCCTCCATTACATCAACTGGAATAGTTTTTATTCCAAAAATAGAAGACCAAATTGCTGCTTTAACGCTTCTGGCTTTTTCCATATAATCCAATTCTCCCTTAAAAGCTGAAACCAATCTATCATAAGAATATCCTCCTCTTGTTACTCCTGGAATTTCAGGAGCTAAAGAAGGCATCATTGCCTTATAAATATAATCAGTAATAGATTCTCTTGCTTCTTGTTTGGTTGAACCAGGCTTCACAATATCCCAACCTAAAGGATGTTTATTTAAAAATAAAGAATAAAGTGTTGCCCAAAAAGGATGATTAGGAGTAAGAGTTCTTCCTACTTCTCCAATATCTCCCCAGGGTAAAATAAAGTTCAAATCTAAATATTGCTCTCTACCTGCTTCATCTTGAAAAGGTAATCTTAAATACATCCCTTCTCGCATATAATCTGGCAATAATTCTTTTTGTTTTTCCAAAGTTTCTTCATCAGCAAATTGTTCTATCCCTCGATACATTTTCATCCATTTTGTTAATTGGGGAGTATTTTTCCAGGCTTTTTCAATAATTCTTGGGACAGCTTTATAAGAAAAAGTTATAAAAGGATATGCTCCAGAAGCCAAAGCTCCCAATCCACCGCCTATTCTTGAACCTCTTAAAACATCAATAAAATAAGGAACTTCCCGATAATTAAATAACCATTTTTCAGCTTCTTTTGCTGCTTTTAGCGGTTCCCATCCTTTTTTCCGATAAAAAATATAAAGTGCCATTTTTGACCATTGTTCTTCTGCCTGATAAACATTGCCAGTTTTCTGGGTAATAAACTTCATCGCATTCCTCATTTTCATAAACATATTCGTTCCTTCGGCTTTTTCCAATGCAGTTAACATATCACCAATTTCTCTTCCATAAAAAGTTTCATAAAGGATATTACTATTTTTCTTAAGTTCTTTATAGTATTTTCCTCTATGAGCCAAATCACTTAACGCTTCAGCCCAAATGTCTATTCTTAATGGTGATAATCCTCCTAAATCAGCTAAAATCACATTTGAATACATATTTCTCAAATGGGTAGCAGGATTGGCAATAACTTTTGCCCATTTCCATAATCCAATTCCAGTCCGATAAGTTCTTTCTCCTTTACTTGCCACTCTTATCATTTGTTGAATATCTTGATAAATAACTGGTGAAACATATTTTCCGCTTAAAGCAGGTCTTAATTTGGCAATCTGTTGTCGAATTAAAGTTCTTTGTCCAACAATATCTTGTATAGTATTTTGTAGAAATTTGATTCTATCTTCAAAACTGGCTTTATTTATATTTTCTAAAATATCTTTTTGTAAAGTAAGCCTTTCTTCTCTTTTGGTAATTTTAATTAACTTATTGATATTTTCTCCTATTTTAGCTTGAACAACTTTTTCTGGTTTAAACAAATAAGGTTCTTTTACAGCTTTCCAAAAACTTTCTATTGTGGGAAATCCATTTCTTTCTAATAAACCACTTACTTCAACCCTTTCTAATTTAATAAAATCTTTTGATTTTTGTAATGCCTCAAATGTTTTATATTTTCTAATATCTTGTGCTATTCCAATCAAGGGGTCGGGAAGAGTTGTTATTCTCTTAACTGGTTTAATAACCTTTATAATTGGTTCTTCTACCCTAAAGAATTTAGCAAACTCTTCACCAAAAAGTTTTTCAGTTTGTTCCATTTCTCTTCCAACCCTATCAATTAAAGTTTGAGTTTGCCTATCTATTTTTTTAACTTGTTTTAATTCTCTTAAGGGAGATTTAATGACTTGCCTTAATTCGGCTAATTGTTGGAACATTTTATCTCTCTCTTTAAGAATAACTGGGTCAAGCCCTCCTAATTCTCCTAATGCTTTAGTAGTTGGTAATTGCATCCAATTCTTAAATGGTTCAGCTTTAGCATATTTTTGAGCCACCTCTTTAAAGAATCTTGTCCTTTCAACTGCTTGTCCTAATTGAGCTAATCCTTTAGAGGTTGGATAACCAGCTTCTTTAATTTCACCCATCGCCATTCTAATATCTTCAGGAATATCTTGTTTTTTTCTAAATCTATCTAAATTAACTCGGATAGGTTTCCTATCTCCGAAAAATCTAATTGTTCCTTCTGGCATTTCTTTGGTTCTATAAAGACGAGGCATATATCTCCCAAAGTTATCATAAAAAGTTTCTTCATCTAATAATCCTAATTCAATTGCTCTTTTGCCCAATCTTTGATATTCTCTAACAGCAGGTTCAGTTACTCCTCTTAATGGTCTTTCAATTTCGCTTACTGAAATTCCTCCTTTAATTAATTGAGCCACTCTTTGTTGTTCGGCATTAGTTAATCCTAAAATTGGTCTTCCAATAGCTAAGGCTCTTTCTTCTCGCATTGCTATATTTCTGACAGTTTTTTGGGCTAAATAAACATAATCTCCTGGTTGCCCATAACGAGTTACTAATGCCTGACCAACTTTTTCTCCAATCCAAGCCATTGGTCTTGTTTTACTTACTACTTTGGCTACTTTAGTAATACCTAACATTTTTGCTATTTTTACTGGCGGTAATAACCATAATGGGTCTAAAAAAACATCACCCAAAACTCCAGGAGTTACTCTTTTTAATTCTTGCCAAAAATTCTTTTTCCAATTTTCTGATGGCTCATAAGGAAATTTCTCTTGAACAATATCTACCCAAGTTGCTCTGTTTTTAATTCCTTCGATTGCTCCTGCATCTGACATCCCTAATGCTTCTCTGCCTAATCCAGCAATAGCATATTGCCCTGCCAAAAGAGGGTCAAAAACTTTCTGATACCAAGCCCCTGTCATAAACTTGTTTTTAGGTGATAAGGTTTGCTGAAGTGCCTGCCATCTGGTCTTTGGAACTACTGCTTGTTGTTGATTTAACCATCTTCCCATAATTATTTCTTAAATAATTGTTGATAAGGATAAGTGAACGGTAAAGTCGTCCATTCAACAGCTTTTTGCCACCAAGGTTTCCCTTTTGGAGTAATTTCTGTTTTATATTGTTCCCTAATCCAATTCTCTCCTAAATCTTTTCCATATAAAGTTATCGCACTTTCGAGAGGCATTCCTCCTTGTTTATCTCCAAAAAATTCAGCTTCTATTTGGGGTCTCCCGATTTCTGGTTGTTGAGACATTAACCAATCAACTTCAGTCCAAAAATCAGCTTGTTGGTAAGGAGCAGAAGGAATATATCTTTCTTGCTCTTCTGGCGGAGCTGTTAAATATCTTTGAACCATACTTCTCATATTAGGAGCAGGCTCTTCCCCTGGGACGATTACTCCTTTTTCTGGCACTTGTGCCATCGCCTTCGCATACTGCCTTCCCGCTTCTATTGGAGGCAATGTCTTAATCTGCTGCATAGTCCAAGATAATGGAGCTTTTTTGCTAACAGCATCAATATACCAAGTCAAATTTTGTTTAATATCTGCTTCAGCTTTATCTCTTTGTTTTGTTAATTCTGTATAAGACCTGTCCAATGCTTTTTGGGTTGTGTTATCTAATGTCTTGAAATAATCCCCATATAAGTCATAAGTCAAATCCCAGTCAGCGATTTTTTGGTTGTAATCATAAATCAAAGCCTGAGTTGTATCTGAAATCAGGCTTCGGGCTAAAGTTATGTTCCCTCTATACATTTCAGCGATAGCGGCTTTTGCTCCTAATTCAGCCGATAACCCCGCCCTTTCAACTGCGATATTCTTTTGGAAAGTTACTTGTTCCCCGACAATAGCGGGTAAACCAATCGGCTGTTGTTCAAGTGCCATCATTCCCGCACTTTCTCTTTGTTGTAATGTAACTAATCTATTTTGTAATCCGATAATCTCAGGAGTTAATTTTTGAATTTCTTTATAATATTCTGGAATTCCATATTGTTCTTGAAGGGCTTTTTGTTTTACCTCCATATCTAATTTTGGTCTTGCTGATATCATCTCTAATTGTTTTTGAAACCAACCTTTTTGCTGTTCAGAAACTGATTTTTGTATTTCTTCCCATTGCTTTCTTTGTGTTTCACTTTCAAATGTTATTGCCCCTGCTTTATTCAGAATACCTAAAACCGCCTGATTAAAAGCTTCAGGAGTTTTTGCTGAAAGTTTAGATATGTCAATTTCTGTGGTAGGAATTTGGGGCGTTCCTATCACACCTCCTCCTGCATGAAAAGCCGCCATTTCTGGATTAACCAAAGCACCAGTATATGGGCTTAATCCTGCCGCATATCTCTGTTCTCGTTGAATATTAATTGCTTTTACTTGTTCTGGTGTGTATTGTGCCATAATTTTATGTTATGTGAGTGAACAATACCGCCAAGTTTGATTCGCTGAATCATAAATATAAAGACGATAAGTAGCACCACTAATATACAAAACTATTTTTTTAAGAGGATGAACTGGAATATGAGTAGGAACTGAACTTACTACTTCAATAATATTTAAATCATCAACCAAATTGGAAAATTTCTCTTTCTTTGATATAAAAGTTTCATCTGTTTTGGCTTTGGTTAATTGTTGAATATCATCTTGAATTTTTTGTTGGACTTGTTGGATTTCTATTATCTGCTGATTTAATTGTTCTAATGTTAGTTCTGGCATATTAAATTCTATTAATAAGTTCGCCAGTGGCGAATAAAGAATCAATATAAGGTCTTGCTGTAGTAGTCAAACTTCCTCTTAATTCTAATTTTAATTTTATTCTTTGGGCTTCAATTCTTTTATCGACCTTTTTCTCAATGCTATTGGCAGTTGAAAAATCGCTGAAAAGAACCGTATAAGAAGTCTGGGCGTCTTTTTTGTAAGAAAGTGTCAGATTACAACCTGCTGGCAAAGTATCCATTGTAATCCCAAGTTGTTCTGTCATCAGTTTTTTATTTTTAGGGGCTCTGAAATAGAAACTTTCATATTCTGCCGTATCAGAATAAGGCGATGCTTCATCTATTGTTTCTTCTCTTTTTAAGTTATTGTATTCAGACCCAGCAGAAATATAATCCCTGAACCCAATATACAAAGTATTGGTAGTTCCCATATTGGCTATGCTTTTATATCTCTCATCATACCCAGTTTTTTTAATCGGGATATTCAAAGCAAACTTACTCGGCTCTAAGGGAAAACTATAAATGCCTGATGGATTTCTATCTACCGAAGCGTCATCTACATCACTCAATCCGCAATAAACCGTTCCTTTTCTAACTGCCACCGCATAGGGATAAACATTAAAATCTTCTAATGGGTCTTCTCTGGTAAATGACCATACTTTTATCGCCTGCCTTGAACCTTCGGCACAAACATAGATATTGCAAGAACTTCCCGCCCAAATCCATAAATAACCTGAATTATAGACCATTGCCTGAATTATATTTTCTGGAATTGGTATAGTATCGTTCCAAGAAACGGCTGTTCTATCCCATATCAAAACATCACACTTAACACTTCCAAAATTAGCCCCAATGACGATATTGGTTAATCCAAATGGTGCTAAACATCTAACTACCCAACCAGTATCTAAATCCAATCCCTGTGCCGCCCAGTTAGTTCCATCATAAGTTGCCACATATTGTCCATTACCAATATACAATTTAGCCGCCTGAATAATCATATGATGCCAATCAACCGAATTTAATGTTTGCCAAGAGTCGTTCCAAGTAGCGTCAAAGTCCCATTTTCCGAGAGCCGTGTCTGTGGCGTAATAAAGATAATCTTTATATTCCGCCAAACCTTTAATCACTGCTCCTGTGATAGTCCTGACAACTTCTAATGTTCCATCAGTTGCTTCCCGATAAATCTTTCCATCATTCCCGCCAAAGTATTTCTTCCCATCTTTTTTGGCATATATCATACAATTAAATTCTGTTGGTAAGCTTTCCGAAGCAGCATAAGTTATATTTTTCCAAGCGTGTCCTACTGTCAGAAATCCTATTCTTGAAAAAAAATCTAAACTTTTACCGATATGAAAAGCATCTTCTCGTCCCATTTTATCATTCAAAGTCATTCCTCCTTTAAAATCTTGAATTTGGATTATTGGTTCCTTCATTGTTAAATTATTGTTTCAAACATAACAACATCAGACAAAGTAATTTCTCTTGCCCCTACCGCACTAGAAAATTCACTGAAGTTAAAATAAATAACATTGGCATCGTTTGGAATATAAGTCGTGATTGTCGTTAGTAATTCTCCGTCAATATAAAACTTTACCGCAGATGTCGTAAATTCAATGGAGTATTTTCTTTTTAATTGACTATCCGTTCCGACAATTTCAACTGCTGATACATTCGTTCCATTAGCACATATGGCATATATTTTCCCCCCGTTATGGGCGAAACCGACTCTTCGTGTCACATTCGTTATGTCTCCCAAAATATCTGCGTGGTCTGTGGTTGTAGAAAGCCCGAAAAAACTACGAATATAGTTTCCTCCCCCAACAGATATGGAACATATTCCCATAAAAGCAACCGTTAAATCAATTCCACTATTCCAATTTAATGCTCCGTGGCTATCGGTCTTTCCCGTTAACGACGAACTTACTGCTTGTGGAGCTCTTGGGGCATTGCTTTTATTTATATAAATTCCATTCGCATAATAAATTATTATATCCGCACTAATAGTCCAACCCAAATCAGCATCTATTTTTAAGTAACTCGGAAAATATAACGAGCCCAAACCAACCTTTTCTTCAACATATAATTTTCTTACTGCTTCATTATTCGCAGTCGGATTAGAAGCGGGTAAAACAGGAATAGAACTAAAAGTCTTAACCCCAGCAATTGTCTGGTCTCCTGAAGTATAAACAACTCCAGGAACTATTCCTTCTATTTGAAAATAAGTTCCGTCATAAACAACCGAAACAATAGCATTTTGAGTTATATCTCCTGCCGCCAAATCTTGAGTAACTAATTTCTTAATAGTTTTCAGCCCCAAAGAATTAACATTTAAAGTAGAAGCCCCAGTGTTAGTGTTTGCCGCCTTAAAAACAACTCTCATTCCTGTGGCATAAACGGCTGGAACAGGAGTTAAAGTCACAACATAAGCATCAGCCACTCCTGTATCTGCTGCATAATTATAGCTATCTTTCTGAATATCAGCTTTTTCAGCTTTGTCTGTGTTTAAATTAGAAAAGTTGGTGTTAATTACACCTCTGCTTGTATCTCCTGGGTCTGTTGCTCCTAAATCTGTAATTGTGCTCATAAAATTAGAATAAAATTATTAAGGTTTGGTTCTTTCAGTCCAGCCAGTTGAAATCACTGACCTATCCGTATATTCGGGATTTGTATTCTCTTTTAACCAAGGATAATTAGTTGCTAACCAAGGATAATAATCTGCTCCCCAAAGATAAATTATTGAAGGTTTGGTTCTATCGGTGAAAGTGGTTGAAGGTTTGCTTCTTTTTGTCCAAGAAGTACTACTCATAGTTTTCAATGCTCGATAATGATGAAATTAGTATTTTTTTATCAGCTATTCTCCGAGAATAAAAGTTTCTTATTCTTCCCATTATCCCCCCAGTTGAAGCAGAATCAGCAGGTCTTCCTCCGCTATATCCAAAAAGCCGAATGTTCATTCTATTAGCCAAAGCTGGGTCTCTTGTTTCTGCCCAGTCCAAAACCGAACCATAAACTAAACCCATTTGGGCGAAAGCTCTTATATTAGGAGTATCAGTATCAGCAGTAAAAGAAGTAACATCAGCTCCAGTGGTATCTTTACCGACTATTTCTTCTGAATACCAAATCTTAATTCCAGCAGTTACAGCAGTAATCGTTCCAGAAAAAATAAAGAAACTATCATCCATTAAGGCAATATAGGGTTCAGAATTATCAAAGTTTTCTGCAATATCTGACTCGGAAGCAATAGAACTTTGAATTTCTGATTCATCTATCCAATAAGTCCGAGTCCAATTTGAACCATCTAACATCAAATCAATTCTTTTAATTTTAAGAATATCAGAAGGAAATGAATATTCCCTTTGGTTAGCCGCCAAATCGGCAGTGGCTATTTCTCCCTGAAAATCCCAATCATCTTGGGCATCTATAACTTCTTCTGTAAGAATATGAGCCCAACGAGTAAGTGCCGCTTTTTTGTTAGTAGCTGAATAAGAATCGCTATCGGTATTAGCAATGTCGTCAATATAATCTTGAAGAGTAGTAATTGTCATAGATAATTTAATTTGATTGGACTTTCGCCCATATCAATTTGTCTTATTTTATCTTGATGAAATAGGGGGTTCCAACGAGCACGAAAAGGATGTTTTATAAATTTATCGTGAGCCCATTGAATAGCTTTATTGTCAGACAAAACCCAAAAAGTATATCCTAATTTTTCTGCCCGAAAAGCTATATTAACATTTTCCATTCCCCAGTAATTATCGTATTCCTCATCATATCCGCCAAGCTCAAAAAATGCTTTCTTAGGTGCTATCATCCAATCTGCCTCGCATTCGTGATATTGAATTGGCTCAAACTTTCTAAAAGCCCGCCAGTCCCATTTAATATCTTTCCAATCTTCGGTAATCCCCATTGAGCCAGTAATAAACTTTTTTTCATCTGCTACTTTTAAAAATCTTTCTAATCCATCAGGCAAAATCTTGATATAATCTTGTAGCATTACTATCCATTTTCCCTTTGCTCTTTTTAACATTCGGTTAATGGCTTTACATAAATCATTTCCTTTTTCGGGTATCCCTACTTCTACTAACCATTCAAAGCCTTGATAAGTTTGTTCAGCAAGACATTTCTGGACAATTTCTAATCCTTTTGGACGAATCGTTGGCGTAAGAATTGAAATTAAGGGCATATACTCAAGATTCCTTCCTTCAACTTTTTGGCGTAAATTTCTGCTGAATAATTCTTTATCACCCACTCTCTCGTATTGACTTGTTTGTTTTTCCATTTTTCTACTGCTTTTTGGATTGCTTCTACACTTGGTTCTACTATTTCTCCTATTCCGCATTCTTTTACATATTCTGTAGTTTTATCACTATCTGCCATAACAATTACTGGTATGTTAGTTGCCATTGTTTCCAAGACCGTTCTTTGACTTCCACCAGTTTTATCAGAAGTTATCACGCAAGTTCTGGAAGCATTATAAAGATAATTCAAAGTTTCAGCATCTACATAGGGCAAAACCATTGTTCCTTTTTCTTGGCAAACCTGCCAACATTCTGTTTCGTGACCTTGATATATCCAACCAACTGCTAACCCTGTATTTCCTGTTGCCCCAGCGAATAGATAATGTCTTTTCCAACGAGCAAAAGTAGCAGGAAAAATAGCATCCCAGATTTTCGGTTGTTTTATCGGTTTAAAAAGTTCTGTATTCGTCCCAAATGCTTTGATAACATTTTTTCCTTCGCTTTCAAGCTGATTTTTATAGACCTCTGATTCTACAAAAATCAAATCAAAAGCATCAACATAATTTCTAAAGGTTCCGCCAGCTAAACATAAAGCCATTGGTATTCCTTTCCCAGCTAAATGAGGGATAGTTGGTCTGGTAAAATCAGCAAAGAACAATATTGCATCAGGCTTAAAATCAAGGATTTCTTTTGCTAATAATTCTGGTGAGGATTTCAAAATAATCGGCATATAAGGAGCAGGAAAAACCATATCCTGTCCTATACTATAAACCTTGATTTCCCATTCATTTGATAAAATTTTTAAAGCAGCAGCCAATCCATCTTTCCAATTTGTTAATTGGGGAATAGTATTTGCCCAGTCCCAGACAAATGCTAACTTGATTAACATATTACTACCCAAAAGACAAATTTATCGTGAATCAATTTTGATATTTTATAATTTTTTATTCCAGCTTCTTTTAAATGATTTTCTAACATTTCATAAGTATAATAACGATTGTGAAATATGTGTTTATATCCATCAGCTGAATAATGTTCTTTGGCGGGATTATCTTTTTTTACCATTTCTTCTAAAGTTAATCCTTGTCTTCTTGCTGCTTCTTCGGCTGGCATAAAAGGATTTAATTCTTCTGTCCATTCATATTCATTAGGAACAGTAATCACAATTTTGTTAGCCACCCTTTTTGCCTCTTTTAAAACTTGAATTGGGTCTTCAACATGTTCTAAAATCTCTCCCAAAACTGCTATATCAAATTCTTTATCTTTAAAAGGTAAATTATGGGCATCGGCTTTAACAAAATTCTCTATATCATATAAATCAATATCAACTGAAACTATATTTTTCCTATAAAAATCTGTAAAAGTATATCCCTTATTACTTCCAATATCTATTATTTTGTCAGAATTTGAACATTGATTTCTAATCCAAGTAAATCTGGCTAATTTGATGATAGGAATTCTTTGTTCCATTGTTGACTAACATTATTCCAATTAAATTTTTGTCTTGCCCAATTTTTCATTTCCTCTCTTTCTTTTTCTGAAGGCGGATTTTTAAGAACATTTATCACTCCTTCAACCCATTCTTTTTGAGCATCTATATTGGAATAAATATTTTTACTATCCACTTTTAATCCAAATTGTATTGTCTCATCTAAACAACCAGCAGTAGTAGTAATTGGAATACATCCTGCTACTTGGGCTTTCATTCCGCTAATAAAAGATATTTCTCCAAATTCAGTAGGATAAGCCAGTATGCTTGATTTTTGATATTCTTCGATTATTCGTTCTTGAGAAATCCTGCCGTGTTCATAAACTCCTGGTTGGTTTAATAACTTCAAAATTGTTTCTTTTTTCGCCAGCATTTCTGGATTTTCTGAATGAACCTTATCCCATAATTCCCAGCCGTAAAATATATGTAATTCAGCTTTAGGAATTTCTTTTTTAATAAGCGGAAATAATCTTAATAAAGTTTCAAGCCCTCTGTCGTAAGAACTGGTATAAATTAATCTATAAGGATTTCTTTTAACTTTCTTTTCAAACATTTTCGGCTCAATCCCGTTAGACGAAATCATAAACTTCTCATCTGGGATATTGAGAAATAAATCTCTTTGCCATTTAGAAAGAGCAATAATCTTATTTATTTGTTCTAATCTTCTTAATGTAAATTCCTGCGGTGTTAAAATATCGTGAATCCAGACATATTTTTTCTTGGCATTAATTCCTTCTATCTCAAATATGCCTGGATGTCTCCAAACCACTAAAATATCCTGTTTATCTCTGGGGTTGAAAGACCACCAAGGTTTCCATAAAACTTTACCAAATTTTCTTTCTTTATAACCACAATTACAATATACCGTTACATTCCAGCCCAAATTCGCTAATCTTTTTGAAATATGATAAACCGCTTCTTCTGACCCGCCTCTTCCTTTTTTCAAAATAATATCTGGGTCAAATGGCTCATCTGTCTGATAGCAATAAATCACCAAATCTCTTCCCGAAGATTTATCTTTAATAAAATGGACATTTTTTAAATAAACCAGTTTAGGATGACATTTCAATTCAAAAGGGGCTGAATCAATAAGTTTTTTAATCTCTTCCAATGTTTTGGCTTTTTGGACTTTCTCATAAATTATATCTATCTCTTGTAATTTCTTGATTTCCTTATCTAAAACCTGAATTGTATTTTTAATATCCTGATTTTTAGGATAGAGTCTCAAGCATTGTTCCAAACATTTTTTGGCATCTTCTGGGCGATTCAATTCAAAATAAACTCTTGATAAAATCCTCAAAGGGTTATAATCGTAATCTCTGGGATTCCAGACAATTGCCGTATCTTCAGGAACTGGTTTTGCCATTCCTGTTACCAAAAATTCTTTGGCGTATTTTGGTTTTCCCATTTTGTAATAAATTTCTCCTAATCCCAAATAAGCATCTGGATACCAAGGTCTTAATTTCATTGCTTCCCATTCTGATTCAATCGCTTCATTAAATAATCCCAAATCTCTCATTGCCCCTGCCATTCTATGCCAGGCAAGGAATTTCTCCTCTTCCGAACCTGTTTCAGGAATAAATTTTAAATAATACTGAATTGCCTCTTTATGTTTTCCTAAAGATGAATAAGCATTAGCCACATCCCAAATACATTTTGGGTCATCTGGAACTTCTTTTAATTGTAAAAGTGCTATTTCAAGATTTCTTTCTTTTGCTTCTTCTTTTCTTTCTAGCGGTGATTTATGGATTATTTTTATATTCTCTATGAAATAAGATTTAACTTCTCTTTGGGGCATTAAATCCTCGTGTAATTTTCCTACCCATTTGACACAACCATCATTTTTAATAATGCGGGCTTTTTTGTGTTGAACTACTACATTCCCCCATTTATCAAAATCATATAAATAATCCAATACTCCAATATCTGCTCCTTCTTCTTTCATTCTTTCCAAAACTTTTCCAAGATATTGCCCACCTTCAATTATATCATCACTATCTGCCCACAAAATCCAATCTCCCTTTACTTGACTAAAATTAAAATTTCTGGCTTGAGCAAAATCATTTATCCATTCAAAATAAGATATTTTGGCATTATATTTTTTTGCTACTTTCTCAATTTCTTTATTTTGTTCTGTTGTAATACAAATCTCATCAACCCATTTGTAAATAGATTTCAAACAATTATCCAATAATTTTGCTTCTTTATTGTCCGCTTTTACAATAAGGCAAAGACTAATCATATTGTTAAACTCTTTCTGAAACCCTAAATTCTTTAAATGTTTTTTTAAACCAGTCAATTTCCCATTGCTCTTCAAGAAATCTCGGCTGAATTAATTTCTTATCCAAAATCCTAAATAATCTGGCAGGAATTCTTAAAGTCCATCTCATATATTCACTATCCTTATCTGTTAAACCCCATTTATCTTTTTTCAGTTTTCTCTGAATTTTTACTGATTGGCAAATAGCCATATAATCAACTGGAAATTTTTTAATGAACTCTCTAACAATTTCTTCTATCAATTGTTTTCTTTGTAATTTTGTTAAATCCATTTTGCTCACTGGCTCTCTCGGTCAGGCATTTTCAGAGAGCCTGTAATGCCCGACCAAGTGAACACAAGGAATTCAATTATTTTGTTTCAGATTACTTCAAATATCCGTCTGCAAACCAGTTGCTATCTTTGTTAATGATTTCCAATGTCAATTTTCCGATTACTGCTCTCGCATCATAATCACCAGACCTCGCTAAATCAGTGTCGATAAACGGTCTTTGCAAATAAGCAAGTCTCAACTTTTCTGGTCTAACACCAAGAATTCTGGCATTAGCATCGCCTGACTGTTGGACATATCGGTGAGAGTGTTTTCTAACTTTTCCAAGCCCTGTCTCGAAGACATCAACTGCTGTAACCAATTCTCTGACATTCAGTCCAGTGACAACCACATTGGATTTGTTTGTAAAATCATCCATCGCATCAGACAGAAATGACCCGACAAACACATCAGTCGCCACATCTCCATTGCTGTTATCCCAGTTAGCTTTCATCAAACCTTTCAAGATTGAAGCAGAAAACGCAGTCCCAGATGTCTCAAGGGTATAATTAGTGGATTTTGAAATACCCCTAATTATTCCATCCATCTTTGGAGCTGTTCCTGATGCTCCAGAAGTAAGTGTTGACCTAACTAAATCAAATTCAACAGCATTACCCCAATCCATAAGACCTTTCGTTGTCTGTCTCGCTAACTCATTTTGTCCGTGATAATACTGAACCTGCGATGCTGTTCTGGTTACTCTAAAAGGAATAGCAATAATTTCAATAATATTAGGAACTAATGAAGGAGCACTTCTTTCAAGATTAGTATAATCAGCTTCTTCTGTTACAGCGGCACTTGCCGCAGTGCGTAGCGTGTCTGTCATTGTCTGATGAACAGTAGAAATAGCAGCACTTTTCCCAAGATTATTCAGAAACCAATTTTCCTTCTTTTATGTTTGGACTATCGCATCCCCTTTCGGGGTCGCTTCGCTTAGTCTCTGCACCTGCCCGCAAGTATGAGTGTATGTTTTTGATGGCTTATGTGTTTTATGTAGGCTTTTCATCTCTTGGTATGCCCATTCATCAAATTCTATATTTCTTTTTTTACCTTGTTTTCTTTCTGCTCTAAATTGAAATCTCATTGCCAATTCTGCTTGTTGCTTTTTTCCTATCAAGAAGGGTAATAATTGTTTTAATAATTCGGCTGCTTTCTTGCAATTTATTACCCAATAATACTGTTCTGACTTTCGTTCTTCCGCTAACCTTCTTCCCGTATGCCCTCCGAAGTTTCCATAAAGATAATCTATTATATCACCATCGCACATTTTTACGGCTATTCTCAAACTATAATCAACTAATCTTTTTCTCGTTTGACAATTAGGATGATTTTGTTTCGCTATCCCGATGTGCCCTTCTCCGTCTATTATACCTGCCACATAAGCCAACATCTTCATCCTATTTTTGTTCATACTTGCTGCTTGGTAAGGGTTCCCGTGGTTCCCTTTATCAGAAGCGATTTTAGACCGCCAAGGAAAACATTTTTGTCAATAGCGGTCAAGATTTCTACAAGAGAAAGGACATCTTTCTTAATAACATCCTTTCCAGTATAAGTAGTTAATTCACCTGTTGGCACTTATTTATTTAGATAGCTCAAGGATTTTTTCAACCAGCTTTTGTTTAGCGTCTATTGAGTCTGTTTTTTGAACTTCCTCAATTAACTTGTTAACTCCTGCTGTCATCCCTGGAGCTACCCGTGTTTTACTTTCAACTACGCTACTCTTTTCTTCTTCTTTGGTTTTATCCGCCTCCAACTTAGTAGTTATCAAATCTTTAAGATTATCCTGATATGCTTCTTCTCTTGAAATCCCCTTTTCTTTAGCCACTGCTTTTATTACATCTATAAAAGTTTCGGCTTGGGGGTTTTTCTTGAGAAATTTCATATCGTCGAACTCATCTCTTAGAGAAGAAACTTCTGCCAATTCTGGCATTTCTTTCTCCAGAGGAGGTATCTCTCCTGTCTCTTCCGCTTCATCCACAATTTTATTGGCATCTTCTATCATTTGGTCAAAGGCTTCTGCTTTCTCTTTCAATTCTTTTGGATTCTGTCCCACAAAACTACTTAATTCTTTGTAGTGTTTCTCAAAATCCTCTTTGCCTTTAATGTCTTCTCTCCCAGTTAACTTTTTGTAATATTCTTCTTCCTTCTCTGAAGTTTCTAAGTCTTCAGCTTCAGAAACATTTTCTTCGCCTTCCGAAGATTCAAGCTCCAAATCTCCAGAGTTGGAAGAAGAAAGTTTGTTTTCTTTTTCCATATAAGTTGTTAAAGAGTTTTTTTATCCGTAAGGTGGATAAACCCGACCTTTAAAAATCTTGTTTAATTTCTTTTAATCTTTTAATAATTGAATCTTCTTCGTCAGCTAATTTTTTCTGATATTTTTCTAATTCCCCTTCCTGCCAAATATCAGATAAAGCATTTTCAATTATTTCTATCGCCATTTTTCTGGCGAGGGTTTCATCTATATTTTCCAAAGTGATATTACGAACTGTATCAATTTCGTTTAAGTAAAAAGCCAATCTATCCAAGAACCATTGGGTAGTAGAATCTTTAACCCATTCTTTGATGTTTGCTTTCAAGGGCTTTTTCATACTTTTAACGCCTTTCTACAAATCGCAATAGCCAGAGATTTCGTTCCTACTTTTTTAATTCTTGAAGCATATCTTTTTCTAAAATCTGAACCCGCTATTACTTTCGTAACGCATCTATCAAGCCGAGACCAATTTTCTTTGTTGATTCCAGGATAAGGCATCTTAAGTTCTTTTCGCAAATCCTCTTAATCTTAAAGCTAATAAAGAACGGCGAAGCAATGTTAATTCATTAGCCGCTAATTTACCTTTCTTGGCTTTTGCTCTTAATCTGGAAACAATACCAGTCAATCTTTCTCTTGGGATTTTACCTTTTACTCCTAATTGAGCCCGCAGAGCTCCTGGATGTTTTATACTTCCTTTAATCCAAAGTTTTGCCATTTTATTTATCCTATTTTCCTCGCTTACTGTATCTTCCAGGAGGGAGAAAATATAGGATTATCAATATTTTTATTCGACCTTTATCTAATTCCTCCTCGTCCCATTCTTTCCAAAGTCGCAGCTTCACCAACCATTTCAGTTTCTGGACGAGGCATTGCTGGTCTTGGAACTTCTAATCTTGGCGGTCTCATCGTTTCTTCTTCTTTTGAGCGTAAAAAACGACTACCTCCAAGTCCCATCAGGTCAAAGATTTCTTTTATTACTGCTGTAGTATCAATATTAATTCCTGGTATCCTTGAATAAACCATAACCAAATCAGTCAATTGCTTAACCATAACCGCTTTATTAAACGCTTCTCCTGTTACAAACACTTCCACTTCATACTGCCAATTAGTCAACATTCTTTTATTAATTGAAAAATATCTTGTTTTTTGAAATTGTTTCAAATTATCTCTATACATTCCCCGCAAATGTTCAATAAATGCAGGTTTAGGAATTTCTCCAATAAAATTTCCTTTTTCATCTGTTTTTGTCATTGAATTCAAAATATGCCTATTCATTTCTTGGTTTATAAAGTTCTCGTCTATCTCTTTCAATTCTTCAGGCGAACCGATAATAGAAATTACTTCTTTATCTTTAATCGTTTCCAAAATCAAAGGAATAATATGTCTTTCAAAAACTTTTGATAAAAAAATACCCAAATTTTCCTGAAGCAAATTATATCCGCTCCTTGTTGCTCTTTCCTGTAAAACAGCAGTAGTAGCAGGTAAGGAAGCTGGCAACATTTCTCCTCTTGAAACCTCCCAAGCCCCAGTTGTTCTTTGTGCCCAAGTATAAGCGTCTTGGGCGTCTTTATAAGATGAGGGCTTAATATCTGAAGTTCTTAATTCATTAATATCGTCCATTCTGGTAACAGGAATTGCTCCTCCTGAAACCAGAGAACTCAGCAATTGCTGGGAAATGCCAGAACCTTTCCTGACTTTCCATAGCCCCAATTGGGCGATTCTGGCTTGATTCATTCTCAAATTAACAGTTTCAGCAAGATAACTTTGGGTGCTTAATAAAACCTCCCCAACGCCTCTACCGTGCCATCTGCCGAATATCTTTCTAAATCGGCATTCCTCATAGGGCTTAATCCCCGAAGAATTAGGAGTTATTTTATGGGGAACAGGATTAGTATCTAAATTAGAAACAATAGCTATTGCTGGTATCCATTCTCCATTTTTGCCAATCGGCAAATCTCCGTGTCTTTCAAAAATTTCTATGTAAGGAACTTCAGTCGAAGTCACTCTTTGAAGCCCATATAATCTTTCAATACTGGTTGAACCTGTTAAATATTCCAAATTATCCCAAGGATATTTTTTAGCTTCCGATAGTTTTAAAACATTTCTTTCTATAACTGCTCCTGCTTCTTGAATATTGTTTTCCGAGGGGTCAATTAAGAAATTAGTTATATCTGGAATTGGCGTTTTAATAACTTGTTTTTTTAGAAAAGAATCATAATTTTTAATAGTTTTCAAAACAATTGTCCCGTCAATACAGAATTGCCTTAATAACTCATTCAAAACTTCGCCAAAATAATTTTTCCTCATAAAATAACCGATTAAATATCTCAAAATCAGGGCTGAGGAAAATCCATTCGGATTAGTGGCTCGGATTTGAATATCAACAGAATCCAAATCAATATTCTTGACAATCGTTTCTACCATATCCTCTGTTAGGGGAGGAAAGTATTTCTTTTTTCCAGTCACTTCGTCAAACTCCACATCAAATTTTCCAAGATAATTTTTTCTGGCTTTTTGAATAATTCCATCTCTGCCAAGCATTTGATATTTTACCCTGTCTGAAACCCAAACCTGCCCTGTTTCCCATTCAGATTTTTCGGAACGCATAATGCTAATGATTTCTTTTTCTTTTTCCGTTGGATAGTAGGTTAACATTAAAATGTTTGTAAAGGAAATTTTAAAACTTCTGTTTGTTTTTCTTTTAATTCTGGCAAAGAATTATCTTCGAGCTCCCAGCAAGCCAAAGCCAGAGCAATAACTCCGTCATCTGGCATTCCCGTAGGTGCTTGATAAATGATGTGTCCTGTTGGCGAAATAGAAAAGCCAAACGACCTTAATTGTTCTATCAATGATTCTGTTTCTGGCAAAATTGGGATTGAAATAGCCTGATTTTGAATTTTGACAATTAGATTTTCAAGTAATTGTCTTTTGGAAATCCCAGAAAGTTTGTATCCTCTGGCATCAAATCCTTCGTTAACAAGTTGGTCGACATAAGCATCTCCGACAGTAATCGATGTAGCATCTATCAATGACGAACAATTGCCGAATTTCTCTATAACAGAGGTCAACCGTTTTTTAATCAGTTCCCAGTCAGGTTCTTTCCACTGGTCATAATAAACCAGACGATTAGTCATCAAATCCATTACCGCTATTGCAGTAAATGTTTCATATTTCCCCATATCAACCCCTGCCAGATATAAATGTTTCGGATTATAGTCCTCAAATTTTAAATCTGTTTTTAAACACCTATCAAGCCCCCGAAAGACCAAAGCTTCCTCCAAAAACAAAGCTTCGTATTCCTGTTGAAAAACCATTTCTGGCAGGCGTTTCTTTTCCAATTCCCATTTTTCTTTTTCAAAATAGGGGTTTTCCAGCGAAGTCCATTTAAAAGCTCCGTTCTTCTCCTTCGCCTCCCGCCATTTTCTCCAAAACCAGTTTCTTCCTCTGGGCGTAGAAATGAAAAAGTATCGTCCTATTTTCGTTCCTGAAGCTGGAACAATATAAGTATGGTAAATGTTTTCGAGAATTCGGGCACACTCGTCCACAATTATCAAATCGTATCCTGTTCCCAAAATCTGGTCTGGCTGTTCGGTTGATTTACAATCAAGATAAGAACCCCACTTGGTTTTTATTTTGGGAAATGGTCGGTCAATCACTTTCATCTCCCCTTGAAAGTTTTTGGCTATCCAGACTTTTAAATAATGCCTTACCCTGTCAGTCAAGTCGTAAGTCGGGGCAATCAGACAAATGCTCACATTGTCCTTCAATAATTCCCTCATTATCTCGTAAGCACATAAAACCGATTTCCCGCCTTGCCTTCCAGCGTCCATCACGATTTCGTCAGCTTTGCACTCCAATATCTTAATCTGCGGTTCGTGCCTTTTTGGGTGTTTTGGACTCCAGCCAATCATTTCCTGCAATTTTTCATCATCCACCACCCTGTTGATCACTTTTGACCTCTGACTCATCTTTTTAGCCGTCTCTTCAGCTTTTATTTCTCTAAAGAGCTTAATTCCTTTAATAACAGCATCTTTATCTTTACCTTCTATAATATCTCTTAGTTGTGCTTTTATCTTTTTTTCTGTTAAAACCTTAGGCATTGTTTACATCCGCAAGTAAAAATTGATACGCTATGTTTTTTACACCATTGCCATTTTTTGTTTGAAGTGGGATTTGTTATAACAGAAGTAATTACTTTTTCTGGATTTGTAATTACTTCCTTCTTTGGTGTAATTACTTTTGCCTTTGAAGCGATTATTTCCAACTCAATTTCTTCTCCTAAAGTGTAATCTGTAATTACTTTTAAGGGAATATACACACCTTGACTATTTCTTATTTGTCTTAATTTAGCTTTAAATTTCATTAATTTGTTCTCATTTCCCGTTTTCCCAAAATTCTGAGTGGGGGATATATAATCTTAAAAAAAGTTCAGTCGGAGGGGTGGCACCCTCTCATTTGCTTCTATATTCTTCGCATAATAGTCATTTACCGAACAATATACCGAATAAATTAAGCTATCTTGTGCGTATAATTAAGATTATACCCGATTATGCCGTTTTCTGTTTGTCTTGGTTGGTATTTGTATGTGATTTATTATAACTTGTTATTATTCTTATAACTTGTTCTTATAACTTGTTATTATAATTCGTTATTTCTTATAACTTTTATCCTTTTATCTTTTGTCTTTTATGTTTTAGCCCGATTTTTGTTTAGCTCGTTTTAATGTTAATCAATGCCGTTTTAATCTTTTAAAGTGTTTTTTATTGCCTGTTTTTATTCTTGATGGTGTTTTATTTTTAAGCCCCGATTTTTGTTTGTCTTGGGAGTATTATATCTTACCCTGTGTTAATTGTCAATTATTTAATATGCTATAACTGATATTCTTTTTGTTTCTTTTAAATCCATAATTATTTCCAAGCCATTTTCCTTGACACTTTTTACTACAAAATCGTGGTTTTTTATGATGAGAAATTATTGTATAATGACAATAAAAATCCTTTCCACAAGTTTCACATTTGGATTTTCTTATTTTTAAATTATATTCTTCTCTACATTTTTTAGAACAGAAAAACCTTTTTATTTGCCGCGCTGATTTCAATATATCTTTCTCTATACCACAATTTTTACATTTTACTTTAATTGTTTTAGTCCATTTTTGAAAGCCATTTGAAAGTTTAGCAAGTTTTATGTGAAGAAACTGAT